TACCACTTAACAGAGGACTTACGATAAGAGGGCATCAACGGTATATCAACCGACAGTTGCCTCGCTACCCGTCCAGGATTTCCAAGATATGGTAAAAACCCATATTTGGTCCTCACTAGAGGGCGGCTGGCATAACTGCTTAGTGCCCTTAAATATGTGTCTAACAACGTTAAGATGGTAGGAGGGTTATCTCCTAATACACAATCAACGTAGGGTTTATACCCGCGCATCGGGGGCAGACCGAGGTTATCGAGCCTGGACCGAACTTGTCCAAGTCGTAACCGCAGGTGTCGGGTTGTCACAGGCTGAGCCTGATCAAACCCGGTTATACCGAGTCCTCCCAACCGACGGGGTAATCCCCCCAGGACTAGAAAAGCTTCCTTGTCAATCAGGGAATACACAGCGTCTTTGAGGACAGTCCTATAAGGGTAGAATAAGGAAGATAATTGTTCGCTTCCTAAATTCCTCCATCGAATAGGTGTCACGTCATAGCCTTTGTGTATCACTTTACCAGCAAATTCTGCGGTAGAGTAGCTATCTAGACATTTATGAGTAGAGATAGGGAGGTCGTAATCTTTACAAAACTCCAGGTATTTATCTTTAACTACCTCAGAGTTGATTATGACATCATCACCTAACACTCTAAATGTTTGTGTAGGGATCAAACCTAACCACTTACAAATAGCTATTAATACGAGATTGTGAGTGAGCCCAAACAAAGGGAAGGATGGCATCAAACCCATCGCCTGGCCCTTTTTGACTTCCACCAAGCGTCCCGAGTCAGAGACTGGGAGCTTGAAGAAGGGCAGAAATTGACTTCCGCCTAGGGCCTCCAGGACTTGTGCCTGGAGACTCATAGGAAAGTGCCATGTCGCATCTTTTAGATCAACGGAATGTAGCTTTTCCCCCCGGGCCATGGATTCACGTATGAAAGTGATTCCGGCCTCTTGGTTGAAAGTACAGTCTGTAGGGCAAGAACTCAAAACAGATAACAAGAATTTCTGTAGAGGCTCGAGCCGCGACTGGGCCCATGGAGTACCAACAAGGATTAGGCGGGACTTGCCGCCCCTATCACCAATGATAGACAGGTTTCCCTGCCACCTCAAAGGTTCGTACTCCCCCTCACCAAATCGTAAATAGTTTAATGCAATTAAACGTTCATCAAGCTCACTACCAGGGGCGTGATTTCCTACCCACTGGGAATAACTCCCCACTACATGTGGTGTTATCGCCACAGCTTGCCCTGTAGGTCTAATCTCTTTTCCGGGAGGGAAATTGATGCGGGCCCGTACATAGTACAAGGCCAACTTCATCAACTCCCCCCAGAATGGATTTGGAGACTCAACGGGCGAGGAATAAACGGGCTCTTTGACTTTTTCAGGGTCATCGAGTGGTCCCATTATCACTTGAAAAACGTTTAGTGCCGACAGTAACAGCCTTATCTTAGCAAAATCGTTCCCCTGAACATATTTCACTAGTGGACAAAATAAGACTCTCAATCGACTAGGGATCTTGTATTCCCTATACCGTTCACAACGGAACCATGGAAGAGAAAAATTCTTATTCCCTGACACTATTTGTAGTGCCCAGGCCTTAGCCTGCTTGAGAATTTGAACGGTTCCCTTATCTCCATGATGTCGATGAATTGATTTTAGAGCATCTCTCCACTCCTCAACAGGTAGACAATTTATGACTTTTGATAAAGAAGTCATGGATACGCCCTTTCCATGGGTTATGTCCTTGGATCTACCTGGAAATTCAGGGGTCAACGGGGTTAACTCCCTTAGTACTC